ATTACAAAAATTGTCCTCACACTTTGACAACTATGACATACAGCCCACCAAGGCAGGAACTAACATACACCGTATAGCACAAGAAGAAGGCCGATTGCTTTGGTCCAGCAAGCAAGGTGTGGCGGAAGCAACAGGCGACAAACCGTTTGACACTATGATGAAGACTATCAAGAAAGGCACTGGCAAACAGGCCACTGCTGATCGCAAAGAACAGAAACAACGCAATCAAGAACAAACACGTCAAGCTATAGATAACATGTTCGGCGGTGGCAATCCCGCTGACAAACTCAGTATTAGAAAGAAAGGTGTGGCGGAAAACTTTGCAGATGGTAAACATCCCGGACGCAAAGGACTTGCCAAGCGTAGCGGAGTAAATACAAAGGCCAGTGTGAGCAGCCTGCGCAAAACTGCCAAACACAGCACAGGTGAGAAGGCACGCATGGCACATTGGCTAGCCAATATGAAGTCTGGCCATAAAAAATTAAAAGAAGATGTACAAGATAGTAAAGAATTAGACGAAATATTAGTACGTCTATGTGAATTAATTATTCAAGGTAAAAAAACTGACAGCGAGGAATACGGTTGGGTCGCAGCCTGTGTAGTTGATCCTAACGGCGGTTATGCAGTAGGCATAAATGAAGCTAGAGATCATGGTTTAAGGGCACATGCTGAACGTGTTGCTATTGAAAATTACAAAGATAGGTACGGAGATATTCCCCGAGGAAGTGTCATAGTTACTACTCTAAGCCCTTGCAATGAAACAGATGATGCTACAGCACAAGGTCGTTTAGGCGATAGTTGCACAGATTTAATCAACAAAAGTGGTATTACGGAAGTTTATTGCGGATATTGTGATCACAGTCAAAAAAATGAACACAATCGTTATAGTGAAATATTTACTGGTAATCCACAAATACGTGAACTATGTAAAAAGTTTGCCAGTACATTCTTACCACCAGAACAACTAGACGAATTATCGTTTTTAGGATCACCTTGCACTAAAGATTGTTCTGGACACAGAGCTGGGTACAACTGGTCAAAGCAACGAGGCAATGCTGAGTCTAACAGTTGGAGTCAAAGTTTTAACAATGGAGCGGCATTAGCCCGCGCAGGAAAATGAGAGCAAGCGAATTTATAAACGAAGATATTTCACAACGCGAACTTAATTATGTTGAGCAAGTGGCTGATGAGTTATGGGGTAAATTGGGCATTGATATTAAATTTACGCGACATTTTTTTGACCGAGTGAATGATGAACGTAATGGTAAGTCAATCACAGCAGATGAGCTAATAAGACTATTCCAGCAAGAATTTCAAAAGAACGGAATACAAATAGCCAATATGAGACGACCAGAAGCAGTTATGAAGGATTTACTTACCAACATTAATATTCCTTTTGTTATCAACAACAAAGGTGATGAAAAAGAATTGGTTACGAAAACTGTTATGCGCAAAAAGAACTTTATGACCACAACTCCGGTATATCCAGTTTCAGAAGCACAGCTAGACGAAGGAGCATCGTCACTGTTATATCACTATGCTGGTATAATTAGTGCTCGTGATATAATTGTAGACGGAGCATTTAAATTAAGCAGTATCACTGGTAATCGTTCAGAAGAACAGTATGCCCCATCAGGATATCCATATTTTTTAAGCACCACACGCAGTAAAGTTGGTGACTATCATCGTTATGTAGGATCTGGGGCTGTTATGTTTGTATTAGACGGTGATTGGTTTGGGCAACGATATCCAGTTAAACCTATAGATTATTGGGAACGCAGTTGGTTACAAAGTGGGGGTACACGCACCAGAGAAAGCGAAGATCGTGTGTTTAGTAAAACCAGCGAAATACCTATTGACGGTGTCAAGGCTGTGCATGTATTGATGAAGGAAGCGTCGGAAGTGAGAAGTCCTGCTAGTAGAGATTTATTGATATCTGCCAAAAAACGTGGTATACCTGCTTTCTTATACATAGACGAAAACGCATGGAGATTACAAGATACTAGACGTTCAGTGAGTCCAACACAGGCTGTCAGTGTATTAGGCGGTGCCCAGCCTAGCCAATCATCACGCATGGGTAGAAATTATTTAGAAGATATACTTGAAATGATTTTCAAGAAGAAGAAAACTGAGCTCACTCCTAGCGCAGAAAAACGTGTAAGAAATTTACTGATATACGGAGCTCGTCACCCTGACGAAGATGACGGGCTCGGTGTAGACATGAGTAACGCACGTAAACCCAATAGTCCTGATTATCCCAGCGCGGTAAAAATTAATAGTTTTATGCAGAAAAATAATATTAAAAATACCGTTGACTTAAAGAATTTTTTAGTTAAAAAATGGGAAGATTCTGGATTTTTTGATAACAAGGAATAATTATGGAAAAATTTGAAAGTGACACATTTTTTAGCCACGTTAAACACAACGAAGGCGAATTCAAAGGCGGCGGTCTTAGAGATTTCTTTTTGTATAAAGACCTGGGCGTAGCTGACGCAACCAAAGGACGTGTATTAGCGCATATTACCAAAGCCAATTTACCTCCGGAAAGTTCAGGTGGAACTGGGTGGCATTATCATGTGGCTGAATTTCAAATTGTATTCATGCTAAAAGGGTGGGCCAAGTTTATGTATGAAGATAAAATTACTTTAGTAGAAGCCGGTGATTGTGTACAACAACGTCCGGGTATAGTGCATTATTTGTATGACTACAGTCCTGATATGGAATACTTAGAAATCATTACCCCGGTAGATTACGGAAGTATTCCTACAACTGGACCGTGTGATATACCTAGCCCTGCTAGTTGGAAATAATATGATTTTAGTCTACATACACGGTGCTAGTGCTACCCCACAGAGTTTTAACTATATTAGGAGTTACGTTGGCATGGATGACATGGTCTTGTCTTATGACAGTGCCGCTGGCTTTGCTAATAATCTTGACCATATGAAAACTCAACTTAAAAAGGCTAAAGATATATTTTTTATAGCCCACAGCTTAGGTGGGGTATACGCACTTCATTTGGCCAACGCCATGTCTAAAAAAGTCATAGGTGCTGTTACTTTGAGTACACCTTATGGCGGATCTGACGTAGCAGAAGTAGCCAAATACTTCTTACCTTACAGCAGATTAATGAAAGATATCGGCCCAACCAGTTGGGCTATGAAAGAAGCTAAGAACATACAAGTACAACATCCTTGGTGTAACATAGTGACTACAACAGGCACTAGCCCGTGGATCGCCGCACCAAATGACGGGGTAGTTACTGTTTCTAGCCAAACAGAATTCAAAGATCGTATGGATTTAATTGAAATAAGCTGTAACCACTATGAAGTAGTCTTGAACAAAGAAGTAGTTGACGTTATTAAAAATCGTGTTAAAATGGTTAATTAACTTGTAATAAAAGAGGTAAAAATATGAGATTCTATGAATTTTCTAAACTAACTGAAAATGCTACAACTACCAGCGGCAGCATTGCTCCTGTTGTGACAGCTTTAGGGGCAGTACAAAGAAGAATGCCCGTATCAATGCTTTCAGCTAAATACACTAACGAACCTACTCCCAATACACCAAAAGAGTATAAAAAGTATCGAAATAAATAGGATTTACTATGTTAGCTGACTTATTGAAAGTATTATTAGCCAGTACGTATGCGTACACTATCAAAGCCCAGTTATTTCATTGGAACTGCGAAGGGAAAGATTTTTACCAATTGCACAAATTCTTTCAAAAAGTCTACGAAGACGCATACGATGCCATTGATCCTACAGCAGAATTTATACGCTCTATAGGAGAATATACCCCCGGAAGTTTAACACGTTTTTACGAACTTACCAGAATACAAGATCAAACCAAAATACCAAGAGCAAGACTGATGATAGAAGAGCTGGCCTCTGATGCTGACGTCATGATTGGATTACTCGACGAATGTTTTGCGGCTGCTAGCCAAGAAAACAAACAAGATGTTGCCAACTTTATTGCCGAAAGATTAACTGCTACCAACAAATTTAAATGGATGTTAACCAGTTTTTTAAAGGAAGATAGGGCATAATATGAGCGACGATATATATTCAATACTAGAAAGACTTGCGTTGGCTGAGGCTAAAGCAAAACCCTTACCTGCTTTATTAAAGAAAAAACCAAAAGAAGATTTTACACCTGGAGTAGGCGGAGTAGAATTCGCCGAAGATCGTGTTAAAGAAGACGTGCTGTCTAAAGTAAAAACCAGCTTTGTTGATTATCTCGAAGGTTTAGAAAATGAAATTAAACACGACAAAGATTTACTTACTAGAAAAAAACAAGATCTAGATTTAAAGAAAAAAGAACTACGAGATTTAGAACTTCAGCAAAAGGCAAAAGTAGCAGAAGAACCTACCCAAATTCCTGCTGGTGGAGAAGCCGTTGCCAATGACACTAGTCCAACGTATGCGCAAGGAGGTACCAATACCTACGCAGAATCTGCTCCCGTGAAGACTTTGCATTTTCCTATCGAAAGTGGTGATCCAGCATTAGGGTCCGGTGGTGGTGGACATGCGCTGGTCGAAATACACGGCGATGAACGAGATGGATTTCGCATTAAACGAGCAGGTAAAGAACTAGCATCGCGCTTTGCCAGTTTAGAAGAAGCCGAAATGGCACTGGAAATGTTTGCGGCTCATCGCAAATCTAAAATTGCTCAACAACAACAAGCAGCCGATTACATCGAAGAAAAATGAAACTATTTGATCTTTTTAACAAAAATTTAAACGAGCACATCGACGAATGGCTTAATACCGCGCCTGGTCATGCTGATCAAACAGAACTAACACCTGTCGATGAAATGACGCCGAATCAACTACAAAACAAAGCAATGGCAGCAGTAGTGAGAAAGGCTCGTCATTTAAATCGCTATGGTGAACCTATATATGAAGAAGACGACTTGGCTGATAATCTCTATCACGAGTTAGAAAACAGTTATCCAGGATTAGTTAGAGATTATGGACACGAAGTAGTTGGGGATGCCATACTAGCTGTAGTGCGACAAGGTAAAGGTAGTAATCTAAAAGCCTTAGCCCAAGATGTTGTGCGTATTATTAAAAATCGTGTAGTCGAAACAACTATAGCAGAAGGATTATCTAAGTATAATTTAAATTTAGCGGCCATAGAGCAACACATAGGCGAGATTTGCATTGATGGCGGAATATCTGCTAAAAATCAACACATTTATAAATGGTTAGCAGAACAGTATCCAAATAAAAATATGTGGCCTTTGTTTGATGCTATTATTTGTGAAAAACTAGAGCACGTTTATGGTAACAAAACGCTGACAGAAGATGCCAATAAAGATAAAAATCTAGTTCATATTTTCAATCAGTTTAATAGTTGTGCTACTGGCAATAAAGTTAAACCTGGTGATTCAATATCTGTAATTGAATTGTCAGCATACATTAATAGCAAAACTATATATGTAGAATCATGGTTAACTCCTCACAAAGTTGTTCAAGTAGATGCTCAATTTTTATATTTAGATAATAAAGAAATATTTCCAAATATAAATGTTATTCAACAAAACATGCAAGTATGGAAGCAAATAATTTTCTTCCGTGATTCAAGCAAAGCGGAAAACTGTTTAACAATGTTAAGCCTTTTCGGCGATCAATATGGAGATTGGAAAATAGAATTTGACAATCACGATGCTGTCTCTGAAGACGACAGCGATGTGATAAGTCACATGTCACGAGACTTAATGAATCCCGACGCAGGTAAGATGGCTAAACTTAGACATCGTCGTGATCAAGAACGTGAAGATGAATATCGAAATGCTCAATATAAACACGACGAAGTTGAAGATGAAGTAGATGAGGGTTTAGGGGATGACTTTGCTCAGTTCCTTAAAGATAAAAACACAAAACATCGTATACAAGGAACAGCCGATCAAGAACGTCAACGTACAGCAGACATGATTGCCGCCAGAGAAAAAGCTCGCTCTAATGCTCCTACACCGCCAAACCCCGACGTAGATCGCATACCAGAACTAGAAGCAAAGTTAAAAAGCTTGATGGCAGAGTTTGATCCCAACTATCAATACAGTGATGACCACGGTTTTTGGTCAAAACAAAATCAGCTACACAGTATGATTACAGCACTAAAAAGACGTATAGCTGATGCTAAAAAATCAGCGAGTATAAGCGAAGATCAGTTTGTAAATGAAATAAGTTATTCATCGGGCTTGGGTGATCTAGCTATGTCAAGTAAAGAACTTATTAGTCAATCATCAATTGATGGTACTATTGGATCAAAGAAAGTGTTTTTGTTTGCTAGTGTACCAAATAAAATATATTTTTTCAGTGACGGATCAAATATAGAAGCGTTGATTTATCTAGTGAATGATAGATTAATGGCAATGAAAAATTTTTCAGGTAACAAGGGTTTAATTTATAATTTATTCCAATATATTGTCAATATTAAACAAGAAAAAATCACATTATCAGCCAAAGATAAACTGACTTCTGAGGGTATTGATTGGATTATTGGTCAAATCAAACGTCCAGAGGGATTTAAAATTTCTAGTCAAGACGGAAATCCCATTGACGCAGGTTCTCTGTATGACGAATGGGAACGCTCACGTGTTACTGGCACAGCAAGACCAACTGATATTGTAATCAGTGAATCTAAAAATGCATTCCAAATACAAGAAAATGAAAAACGTTTGATACCTATGGATATTTTTGGCGTGACCTCAAAACAAATTCACGAAACAACTATTAAACGATTGTATGTTCCAGATTTATTTGAATCTTACAATAGTCAATTTAAATCAAAAGAAGCCGCTATAGCCTACGCTAAGGAACGAATTAAAACATTCCGTGATCCAGATGATGGAATTGAAATATATGCTATGCCCGACGGTGGTTGTGATGTTGTACACACAATGAATTCAAATGGCCGTAACCATGTCATTCAAAATGGTGGTAAAAAATTAGGAACAGTTGGACCAAGATATCGCGGTGTAGCAGAAAAACAAGTTCGTAGTACAGATTTAGACGAAGAACAGTTAAATGAATTTAACGATACTGTTTTCGTTGTAAGTTATATAGACAACGACACTGGCGAAGAAAACACCATTAAAATTGGTGCTACAACCCCAGAATCTGCTAAACAAAAAGCATTAGAGAAATTAAAAAATAAAAATTTAGATATTTCGATAACAAACGTTGAACAACACGGTGTAGTTCCCGGGTCTTCAAAAGCCGATGAGGCAAGAAAATGGAAGCAATCAATGCTTCAAAAATTTGCCCATGATCAATTGAAGACTGAATATCAATGGGCCGCAGATCATGATGTGTTCATGAATAAAGAACAAATATTAGCATACATAGATGCCTGGACAACCGATGACAAATTAACTCCATTGGAATTTATGCACAACAATGGATTTGATCAAGAGAATCTTTTTAAAGGCTTTTTAAGTAGATTAATAAAAGCAGGTTTTAGTAAAAAAATGTTGATGGCCATGTGGCATAGTTTTCGTAAGACTGGTAGTGCTGGCAATGTTGGTCCAGGCATGTCTAGTTTAATGGCTAAAGAGTTATTAAAAAATAAGCTCAGTAATCAAGGTGTGACGGAAGGCAATGTAGCAGAAAGTGACCCAAGCGGATTATGGGCCGCTAGCCAAGTTGAGCAATATGTTGCTTGTATGGTAGATTTTAATCGTTCAGGTCAAGCTATTGTGCGTAGATCAAAGCCAACAAGTAAAGCAAAAGCACATGAAATTATTAAAAACGCCTTAGCAAAAAATACATTTGTACATCCTCCTTTCATGACTGTTTATCCAGCAAGTGCCGGTAGACCAACGGGCGAAGAAATAATGAAACAGTTCCCTAATATGTCAAAGCAAGGTGTTGCGGAAGGATTTAGCGTAAGATCTGATCATACATGGCGTTCAAAAATTCTTGAAATGACTGACAATGTTTACCATAAAGATTTTGCTACTTGGTTATCACAGTACGAAACTCAAGTACCTGAAAAAAATAGCAAGTGTATTTTAGCTTTGATAATACACACTGGTTCAATTAGTGTCGACGCAGGAAAACCAATTCTATGTTTTTATGGAATAGGTACTTATTTAGGTGAAGATGAAAATCATTATATTATTACCAATAAAAATAATATACCATGCCGATATAACAAAAAAGATCAAAAAGTGTTTAAGTCACCCCAAGATTTTGAAAAATTTAAGCTTACATTATCTTTAAAATTTGGTGACGCAGATTATCAAGAACAAGATTTACAAGAAGATAAAATAAATGAATTAAGTTCTGACACGTTGTCAAGCTACAAGGAAAAAGCCAAAAAATCTGCCGACGAATTAACTGCCGCTGGTAAGCACAAGCAATCAACCAACCGTTGGGGCAATGTTATGAAGGCTACTGGTAAGCAAATAGATAAAACTTCTGCTAATATACAAAAAGCACTAAAAAGAACCAACGAAGACGAATTAAGCGAAGCTTCACTAAATTCAACTCTAAGAAAACATGGCGAGCAAATTTTATCTACCATGGACGCAGAACGTAGATTATCTGCCGGCGAAAGAATATTTGCTTATCACGAATTAGATGAGTTACCCACAGAAATTACCAGTATAGATGAATTAGAAAACTGGGCTCCGGATCAATTATTGGCTCTTCCAGCTGGGTTGGGCGAAGGTTGGAAAAGTAATCTAGCAGGACTAGCGTTAGCCGCCGGAGCTGGTGCCGGGGCAGTTGGGTACCACGATGCTACTAAAGACGTAGAATACAAAGGCTATCAATTTCAACATGCTCCTGCTAATACTCCTGTACCAGGTATTGCTCGCTTGATAAAAGTAGATGGCAGACCATTGCTGATGTGGAAAGATCCAAACCCTGATGCAGAAGGTAAACCCGTATTTTTATATAAAAATAAAGCCGAAGCCGATACCGCAGATGTGTTGGAATCAGTTGGTAAACCTAGATCCCCAGGTGTTGCTAGTTCAGCAATACCAAAACCTCGTAATTTTGTTGCCAAAAATGTCAAAGTAGCCGGCAAAGCAGGTGCGCATAAAGATAAAAAACTCGCACAAAAACAAGGCGATGTAAAACACAAACGTGACTTGACTCCTGTCAGTGAAAATTTTGTTTCGTGGGCCATGCGTCAAGAAGAATACAAAGACTTTGCTAAGAATCCGGAAATTTACGAAAGTGCTCGCCAAGCTTATAAAAAATTACTATGAGAGCTAGAGAATTTACCGAAAGCCTACGTACCAAAAATCCTTGCTGGAAAGGTTATCATCCTGTGGGCACCAAAAAGAAAAAAGGCAAGACAGTGCCTAATTGTGTACCTATAGCAGAATCCGCTGACGAAAGCAATGACGAGTTAAAACCTGGTGAGTTTTACATTTGGAAGATTTATTTTGATGATGGAACCAACAAGCGTATCAAAGTAACTTCGGACAATTTTGACCCTGTAAAATACTACGCACAAAAAAATCAAACTGTAATTAAAGTTGATTACAGTTGGGAACCACAGAGGTAATAAATGAGAGAGAACGAATATCCAGTTTACCCCGAAGATGACGGATACGATAGGTTTAAAAACCCTTACAGTCCGGTATAATTAGTCATTGACATCTTACATTTCATACGTTATAATTAACGCATGACAACATTAAAAGCAACAAAAAGAATTGGCATGTTGGTAGCCCGCAATAATTTTGTATATCGCGGAGTCGGAGCTTATGCTAAAAGTATATTAGATTGGGCATTGGCAGCTGGTTATCACATAGATGTAATTTCTGATGACGCTGTAAGAGATAACGGATTGTTTGATCAATACCGTAATCGTGTACAATGGATTCAACCAGATACTAGAGTTGACGATAGAGTCTACAAAGAACTCAGTAGTTTTAACAAACCATTCGATATAGTTCTAAGTCTCAATTTTCGCAACGCACTAGTATCAGCTTTGCGAAGTCACACATATGATTTAATTATTACCAATGTCGGGGAAGCACTAGCCGCGGTCACTAGTATAGGCCTACACAAATACTGTACAGTACTACACCCAACGCATCACGAATCAGAAGCTGGTGTTACAGTTAAACACGATATATTTTCACCCGGAGTTGTAGATCAATATCGTGCGCTGTGTAACTTACCAGACGTATTGCTGGCTTGTCAAAGTTCTTGGGTACAAGCGCAAGCACAAGCACAGTACATTAATAAAAAAGATGAGTGTTTGATAGTTCCGCCGTTGGTACCAGAACAACAACTGCTTGACTTTACAACATTGCCTGAAAAACGCTGGGGAGTTGGATTTATTGGACCGTGGGAACCACGTAAAAACCCCGAAGCTTATATTGCCGCGCTTAAAGCATCAGGTTTACCTGGTGTTGTATTGGTGCCATCAGAAACCAGTGCTAAAAAGTTCGAAGAGCGATTCAAAAAAGAAAGTATTGAGTATAAGATACATGTAGGTGTTACTGCTCAAGAAAAAACCAATATCATACAAAGCATGGCAGCCGCTTATCATCCTGCCGTCAGTGAAACATTTGGATTAGGTGCGTTAGAAACCGCACACGCTTGCCCAACGGTATTGTTAAAGAAAAATACGTGGAGTCAAGCACACAGTGATTATGCCATCATCGTTGACGAAGGCGAAGTTGCTGATATACTTAAACAAGTATACGGGCTAGGAGTAGCAGATGATATACGACAAACGCTGACAAAACGCAACAGCAATATTAGGCAACAGTTATCAAAGTTATGCGAGCGTGAAAAAATTGCTATTCCAAAAAACAACTTTTTCAAAGCCTTAACTGAACAAGGTTTAATTAAACACGAAGATTTTACCAGTGCGCAAAGTAGTTTTTGTACTGACGAGATTTACAAAATGCTTAAGTTACCTGCGGTCAACGAAGTAGAAATACTACACAGTTACAACGAAACCTATTATAGAACTCGAGGTAGTAATTTACTACCAAAAGAGTCAGACGATATTGTTAATGCCTTGTTTAGTTTCGAATAAATATAATAATGAAAATAAAAGAAATTGTTAGTATGTCAAATGAATTTCATTTGATTATGTTAGAATCGAACGAAGAATTGATAGACTACACAAAAATTTTAGCCGAGGATATGAGTTACTACTATCACGGTAAAGTTAACTGGCGTGGAATTTTTAGGCATGCTGTAAATGAATCTCACAACAGTATTATAACAAACTTTATTAATAGATTTAAAAGTTTAGATCAACGACGGGATATCAAAATAAATATAGGAACAAAAATAGCTATAATTAATTTAGTTATATCTATTGTACACAGCGGAGATCAAATGTATTTGTACGGGGACACAAATTTAAAAACTATAACTAAAATAAATCGTGACGCTACAAACAATAGAATAACTCAAATTGAATTCAATAATGACCCATATGATGTATATCCTAGAAAATATCGAGCCATTCACTCAGGTAATGATATCGATCATTCAATATTTTTTAAAGATAAAGAATCAGCCAAACAAGCTGTTTCTATACTGGTACTATCAGCCCCATCGGGTATGTTAGATACCAAAGGTGTCAAAGGTTTATAAGAATCACCTTAGGACCCGTTACTTGTAACGGCGGTGTAGGTTGGCCACTGACCTCAGTGATATACGGAAGTCGTGCTCCGGAATGTATCACTTAAATAGTGGCTTTTTCCATATCACTAGTATTTTCACAGTATTTCATGTACAATTACACATAAGGAGTATTTTATGTCAACACCACAAACATTTTCTCAAGAGCAAGTCAACAGACTTAACCACATCATCACAGAGGGCTGTCAAGTCACTTATGAAATCGAAACATTGACGGAAGGGCTTAACGAAGCAGTTAAAGCCATTGCCGAAGAGTTGGAAATTAAACCCAATATCCTAAAGAAGGCTATTAAATTAGCACACAAGGCTGAATTTGGTAAGGCACAACAAGACCACGAAATGCTTGAACACATCCTCACAGTCGTAGGAAAAACCCTTTAAGATGTCTTATGTAGATGGGTTTCACGATAAAAAACACGATCGCATTCTTGTAGTTGAGCGTGTCGAAGGCCGACGAGTATACCGGGATTATCCAGCAGATTTTATTTTTTATTACGATGATATTAGGGGTAAATTCAAATCAATTTACGGCAACCCAGTAGCTAGATTCGCGTCGCGTAGTTCTAAAGAATTTAGAAAAGAAGTACAAATAAATTCAAATAAAAAATTATATGAATCTGATATTAATCCTATAGTTCGATGCTTAGAAGACAACTATAAAAACAAGGACGCACCAGAACTACAAACTGCTTTCTTTGACATTGAGGTAGACTTTGACAAAGAACGTGGATTTAGTCCTACCAGCGATCCATTCAATGGCATTACTGCTATTTCACTGTATCTACAATGGATTGGTAAATTAATAACATTGGCTATACCACCCAAGCACATGAGCATGGAAACAGCCATAGAAGTTGCCAACGAGTTTGATAACTGTATTATATTCGAGCATGAAGAAGACATGCTAAAAACCTTCCTCGATTTAATCGACGATGCTGATGTAATCAGTGGATGGAACAGTGAAGGCTACGACGTACCGTATACCATTAATCGCATTACAAAAATATTAAGCAAGGATGACACCAGACGTTTTTGTTTATGGGATCAATATCCAAAAATGCGAGAATTTGAAAGGTACGGAGCAAAGAGTTTTACTTATGATATTGTAGGCAGGGTTCACATGGACTATATGCAACTTTATCGAAAATACACTTACGAAGAACGTCATAGTTATAGTTTAGATGCGATTGCCGAGCACGAGTTGGGCGAGCACAAGACGCAGTATGAAGGTACACTAGATCAACTGTATAATCAAAACTTTAAAAAGTTTATAGAGTATAACAGACAAGATACGATGATTCTTCACAAGCTAGATGAGAAGCTTAAATTTTTAGATCTAGCAAATGAACTCGCTCACGCCAATACCGTACTTTTACCTACTACAATGGGTGCTGTTGCTGTTACTGAACAAGCTATTATCAACGAAGCGCATGAACGTGGATTGGTAGTTCCTGATAAGCAACGACAACTAAGTGAAGACACTGCCGCCGCCGGAGCTTATGTTGCTTATCCCAAAAAAGGCATACATCCATGGGTTGGCGCAGTCGACATTAACAGTTTGTACCCTAGTGCTATTCGTGCTCTTAACATGGGGATGGAAACAGTCGTTGGGCAGTTGAGACAAACTATAACTAACCATTATATTCAAGAATTAGTAGCAGGTGGAAAAACGTTTGCTGCCGCATGGGAAGGCATTTTCGCTAGTTTTGAATATACAGCAGTGATGGAGCAACAACGAGGGACAGATATCACCATTGATTGGCAAGATGGATCATCCTCACTACATTCCGCTCGTGAAGTTTGGGACATGATCTTTAACTCTAATCAGCCTTGGATGTTAACAGCCAATGGCACTATAGTCACGTACGAACGCAAGGGAGTAGTACCAGGGTTGTTGGAACGTTGGTATGCTGAGAGGAAAGATCTACAAGCCAAGAAAAAGTCTGCCACCACTGCCAAAGAAATTGCGTTTTGGGACAAGCGTCAACTTGTAAAAAAAATTAATTTGAACAGCCTTTATGGAGCCATTCTTAATCCTCATTGTAGATTTTTTGATAAGCGCATTGGTCAAAGCACTACATTAACCGGGCGCAGTATTGCTAGGCACATGGCCGGATATATCAACGAGTGTATTACCGGTGAAAAAGATCACGTTGGCGAGGCAATTATATATGGCGACAGTGTGACAGGCGATACACTTATCAAAACCGATTCAGGCGAAATAACCATCGCAGATCTATTTAGACAAACTCCAGAGCATAGTATGATTGGGGAGAAAGAGTATGCAACTTGGTCATCGGCTAAGGTTATTGGATTTAACGCATACGAAGATGCTACTGTTATGAGTAAGATATCTTATATCATGCGACATAAAACAAAAAAGAAGTTATACAAAATTACTTTAGAAAACGGAAAATCAGTTAAAATAACCGAAGATCACAGCATAATGGTCGATCGAGATGGTATGCTATTAGAAGTAAAACCCACTGATATATTGAATACAGATCTAATTATTTGCCTGGCAACATAAATACTATGGTGATAGGAGGTGTCACTATATGCCAAAATGCTTAGAATGTGGGTTTGAAGCCCAGAGATTACAATGGACACATTTCAAATATAAATGTACAGGAAAATTTAAAAATGGTAAAGAATATCAAGCCGCTTATCCGGGAAGCGAGGTAGTCGACGAAGAATTAAGCAAAAAATCAAAATTTACTTTCGCTTTATGTATTGAAAAATACGGCGAAGAAGAAGGTAAAATACGTTGGAAGTCGTATCAAAATCGTCAAGCATTTTCTAATACTTTTAAGTATAAGCAAGAAAAATATGGATGGACTCGAGAGCAATTTGATGAATACAATTCTTCAAGAGCTGTGACACTTAAGAATATGATAAAACGTCACGGCGAAGAACTGGGAATTATTAAATGGCAAGAATATTGCGAAAGACAAGGTTATACCAATACCAAAGAATATTTTATTGAGAAATACGGCAAAGATACTGGTTTAAAAAAATATTTAGAGATCAATAGAAAAAAAGCAGATTGGCACGACCCACGTGTTATTTCTGAAAAATTAGGAATTACTTTAGATGACGCAGTTTCTGTAATTCTCGACAGAGTAAGCTCTGGAAGACGTTTTTTAAGTAACCTTGAAGAGGAATTTACCTATATGCTGGAAGTAATAATCGGCCCACTTGAATATGTATCAGCTAGACGCCCGTATGGTAAATGGTCTCATCTATTAGACTCTTATGTTGTATACGATATCAAACATAAGAATTGCATCGTTGAATTTAACGGCGATTACTGGCATGCTAATCCAAAATTTTATCTACCAACAGCATCAGTACGTGGAAATTTAGCGGTTGACATATGGAATAGTGATATGTTAAAATTAAAAACGGCCGAATCGTTTGGATTTAAGACTTATGTGGTATGGGAAAACGATTTTCTCACTAATAAACAAGAAACAGTAGACAAGGTAGCTAAATGGATATTACAAGAACAGCAGTAAAGAGTATAGAGTGTTTAGGTGAGGTAGATGATTATGTATATGATCTAAGTATAGCAGATCAAGACCCCTTTTTTTTCGCCAATGACATATTAGTTCATAATACTGACAGTTGTTACTTTACTGCTTGGCCCATGATTAAAGATGATGTTGCTAATGGTATAATACCCTGGGACAAAGATATTTGTATTCAACTGTATGACAGTATTGCTGATCAAGTTAACAATTCTTTCCCAGCATTTATGGAGCAGGCGTTTCATTGTCCTAGAGAAGCAGGAGAATTAATCAAAGCTGGTAGAGAACTAGTAGCATCTAACAGTTTGTTTATTACTAAAAAACGCTATGCGGTATTGATATATGACTTAGAAAACAAGCGTCTGGATGTAGATGGCAAACCTGGCAAAATTAAAGCCATGGGACTAGATTTAAAACGCAGTGATACTCCCAAATTTGTACAAGAGTTTTTATATGAAATTCTCGAAAAAGTACTACTTGATATACCTA